AGCTTCGTTTACTTTAATTTTACCAGGAGTTACAGTACGTTGAGTAAAGGTAGTAGAACCAGAAGCATTAAAGCCACAAGAAGCACCATCTTGGAAGATAGCGTCTGTGCTTAAAATATTTATCTTCTCAGAACTCTTAACTCCCACCATCACATTGCCAGCGCTCTTAATAAGAGACGCAGTTTTTGAACCTAATACAGACGAAGTTACTAATAGAGCTTCGTTTTCTTTTGTATAGTTCGCTAAAGCAGATACATCAAATCCCATTTTATTTTATTTTTATTTGTTTAATAAAGCGTTTCTAAATTTCTCAATTCTATCGTACTTCATATTGTGTGTAGTTACGTTAGAACCAAAGTTGTTTCTTGGTTGCGCAATAGGTTCAGCGTTAGGAGTTTTAGTAAGTGCTTCTATAAGTTCAGCTACTTGACTAAAGCCATTCTTAACTTTTGCCTCTAATTGTGCTACTTGTGTTTTTAGATTTTCGTTTTGAGAAACTAAAGCAGCAATTTCGTCTGCCATCTTTTCGTCAATCTTATTACCCATTTCCGCAGGTACTTCTTCAGCTTCTTTAGCCTCAGCCTCTGGAGTTTCAATAGATAAGATTTTAGAAGCTTCGTCTAAAACGATTTTAGTTCCATCTGCCAATTGGTGTTCGCCCATTGGTGCAGGTGTTCCGTCTGCTAAGGTAACTTCGCCACCGATAGCCATTTCGCTAATCATAACCTTAGTACCATCCATAAGGCTATACTCTGCGAATGTAACAGGTACTTCGTCATTGATAGCCTCTTCAATAGGAGCAGGAACTTCTACTGGTGGCATATCTTCGAACAAAGCCCTAATTTGCATAATTGCATCTTTTGCGTTCATCATTCTTTTTGTTTAAATATTAATAAAAGATTTTGTTTATCATTTAACCCTCTGCAATATTTCCTTTATTGCATTCATAAGTTCTTGCTCCTTTGTAGGTTTTGTCTTGTAAGTAAACAAACCCTCTACGCTAAATCCTTTAAATTTACCCTCTTTAACATCGTTCCAAACCCCTTCGTTGTCTACTTTAAAGCTACCGAACCAGCTTCCGTCTGGTGCATCTTCAAAGCCTTTCATTGGTAGTATGCCTCTGCTTTCGTCTGTTATAAAACTCTCAAACATTGTAACACCTTCTACTTGTGCGTTAGGTGAGTGCATCAAGTTTACGTTTGATTGGTAGCCTCTTTTGAAAAACTTTTGCGCAATCTTAAAAATAGTATCTTTAGAGAACACCACATAGTAATCGCCATAAGTAGCATCGCTCCTAAAAATAGGTACGTCAGCAAGCATAAGAGGTCCAGAAATAATACGCTTGTCTTCGCTAACCACTTCAAAGCGTTGTTCGTTTTTAAAGGCATTCCAATTCTTTTGAATAGCAGGTTTGTCTACGAGTGCCACATAATCAACCTCGGCATCGTCATTCATATCCTCGCTAATGTCTAATAAGTAAACAGGTAAGTCCATAATTCTAAATATTAAGTTTTTTAAATTGTTATCATTTAACCAAATCTTGCACGTTGCTGAATAGCTGCCATACGTTGTTGGCTACTTGTTACATCGCTCTCAATTACATAGGCTCGTGATGTTTGACTTCCTAAAGCATTAATAGATTGTGCACTAATATTAGTAGTTGCTGCTTGTGGTTGCGCAGGTGCTATTGGTGCGCCAGATAAACTTGGGGCAGATATATTAGCAGACCCACCGCCACCGCCATTTGGTGTTTGAACTGCTAATATTGATTTAACGTTTTTAATACCACCGACAATAGCAATACCTGCAGCAATAGCCGCTCTAATAGGAGAAGAAGGGTCACCCGGAATTAACTGTGAAGCATATGCTTTTTGTGCGCTTAAATAAGTGTCTATTGTTGTAGAAGCAATAGCAGCCGCTTTACCTGCTGCGGTGTTCTTACCAACTAAATCAGAAATAGTACCTAATAACTGCGAAGCAACTTCTGCGTTTTTAACTTTTGCTTCGGCTTCTAGCTTATCTATGTCAGCCCTTGCTTTTGCATTTGCCTCTAATGCTGAATTGTATTGTTCTTCTGTTATTAAACTACTGGCATAAGCTTCTTCAACTGCTATTTGCTTTTCGTCTAATAAACTCCTTTCTAATTCTAAGTCAGTAGTATTTTTTGCAATCTTTTTATCTATGTCAGCAAGGTCTTTTGCTGCTTGTTTCTTTTCGTCGTCTTGTGTTTTAGCAAACTTTTTTTGTAAATTAGTAAATTCTAAATCATCTTCTTTAGCCATTTGAGCCGCAGCCTCTTCAAGCATTTTAGCATCTTCTGCTGCTTTCTTATCTTTTTCGGCTTGATTAATAGCATCTAAATCTGTATTTAGTTTAGTTCTTAATGAAACTATTAATTGATTTTTTGTTTCTTCTGTTAGCTTGGTATTAGCTAAAATTTCTTCCCGTTCTTTATTAAAAGCAATTTCAAGTTCTGCTTTTTTCTTATCGTTTTCGTTTTTAAAAGTAGATAAAAATATTGCATTATTTAATTCACTTAGTTTTAATAACGCTTCTTTTTGCGCTTCTAATCTTTCCTTTGCATCTGCCTCTGCTTTTTTCTTTGCATCTTCTCCATACTTATTTGCAGCCGAAGCATTTTTTTCTGCTGCCCTTTTTGCTTCTTCTCTTCTTGCAGTTTCAGCAGTTGCATCAATTACAGCCAAATCATTTTTAAGGTCTTTATATTTCTTAGCTTCTTCGCCTCTTATAACTCCTTTGGTATCAGCTAATTTTTTAAGGTCATTTAATTCATTATTAATTTGTTGCTTTCTAAGTGCATCAATTTTACCTTGTTCTGCTCCTTGTGCTTGTATTAATTTAATTTGCCTTTCAATGCCTTCATTAACTATTTTAGTATTAGCAGACGACTTTGCAAAGATTGCTTGTCTTTGTTGTTCTGCTCTTGAAGCTGCATTTGTTACACCAATTAAATCAGTAAAAGAGTTTATAACATTACCAACAGTAGAAGCAAACTTCCCAAGACTTGGAACTGCGTTAAGTATTGCAGCTTTTATTTTACCAAAGTTTTGAACTACTGCTATAAGCGCAATTACTAAAGCACCTATTCCCGTTGCAAGTATAGCCCCACGCAATACTTTCATTGCTACACTTGATGCCGTTGTTGCTACAGTTGCCGTATTAGTTGCAGCCGCTTGTGCTTTAGTTGCTACAGTTGACGCTATTGTGGTTGCCGTATCTTGTGTTTGTATAGCAACCTTTTGCCCCATAACAAAGTTATAAGCAGCCTGAAAGACAGTTGAATTTTTAACAACTGTTCCTAATTGTTTAAAGCTATCTATGCTCTCCCCAATATTTTGCAAACTTTCAGATAAAGCCATTGCAGATTGCACCTTTAATAATGTCTTTTCTACTGCTTCTGATTCTACACCGAATAATCCAATAGCACCTTGCACCGCAGCAAATCCACTTGCTACACCTGCAAGAGAAGAAGTTAAAGATTTAAATTTAGCATCTGGATTAAACGCATCAATTAAGCTACTTGAAAATCCTATTTGGTCTTTAAGTTCTGATGCTCTTTCTGCTGCTTTAACTGCTTGTTCTGAAGTTTCTCCAAACTTTTCAGACAATCTTTGTACTTCTAAAGTAGCTTCTTTAAGCTGCGCTTTTAAAGAGCCTAAAGCTTGGTCTTGGTTTCCCCCGACTTGTATATCAAACGTAAGTTTTTCTGCCATTATATTACTGGATATTTTGTGTTAATTACTTTTAAAAACGATAGCTTAGTTGTATTATATTCCATTGGGTTAAAGTTTTCGACTTTGTTAAGCCTAAACAATACCCCGTCTATATATACATACTTGCTGAAATCTAAATTGAATATGTCTACTATATCAAGTAAACCAAAGCAGCTTAATAGCTTACTATCTTTGTTTGTTATCTCTGCAAGGTACGGGCTATGGAAATCATTAAATACATTAAACTCCGTAAAGTTAGCAGGGCTAAATTGTATTTCTTTAGGCGCACCAAAGTTAATATCGCTTGTAGAGTTATTAGGGTCGTTTAAATGACCTGCGTAACCATAGCTTGTATAACTACCTAAGACAGTACTTGTATTCATTATATTCCAACTTGCAACACCTGTAATCTTTTTGGTTTGCATTATGCGTATAATACTATCCATTCTATCCTCGGCACTATTTGTATTTGACTTCTTATAGATAGCAGGGAACACTTTGTCTTGTCCTGTTGCTTGGTATAATACAGAAGCAGCAAATATAACTTCTAAAACGTCTGTCTCCTTCACGAAATCAAACTCAGTATCGTAGATAAAATCGCCATAACCTTCGGTGTACTTCTTGCGATAGTTTTCGTTATAGAAGTCGTTGTCTTGCTTAAACTTGTAGTTATAGTATCGAGCATTCACTTCACTCATTGGCTTAATACTGATAGGCTTTGCCCTGTCTATTTTGTTAGTCCAATCTTCTGCGCTATCTGACTTCTCAGGATAAAAAACCACATACGGACTAATAACAAGTTCTTTGTCGTTAAACTTATTCTCATAAACGTAAAGGTTAAACATCTTTACAATGCTTAAAAAAAAGTCCCTTTGAAATATACCTTTTGGTATTGTTTGACTTACCTTAATAGTTTCACCTAAGTTAATTTGTACTTGTGTAGGTGTGCTTGTAGTTACTCCTACGTTACCTGTAAATATTTCAATGCTCATCAACGTACCAAGTATTTCTACTTGCATAGTGTCAGTTGCATTAAACGTCACACCAGTGGCAGTAAAGTTGCAGTTAAGCATTCTTGTAACACTTGCGTCGAAATCTTGTGAGCCAATCTGCACCCCGTTTTTTCTAAGTATTACAGTGTATGTAGGTTGTGCTGCGTCAAAGTAATTTACAAATCCTGTTAAGGTTATTTGTATATTAGTTGTAAGCGTTGCACCGCTATAAGTAAACAAAGTATTCGTTCCGTCAAGTGTAAAGCTACCAGCAGTCACTAAAGTATATTGAACGTAAGGGTCGCTTGTTAATAGCATATCTCTATTAATAGCAGTTGCGCTCATACTCGTATTATTTAACGCAGTTATGTTTGTCTGGTTGTTAGGTATGATAAGCCTTTTAAATAAAGGTGTATCAAAGAACGAACAATCAAATGTATAGTCCGTACCTTCAAATATCTTTTGTATATACTCCTTAACGTACAAAGCAGGTCTGAATGTTGTATACTGAAAGTCCTTTTTAGCTACTCCGTAACCACCTAAGCCACCTGCACCTGCACCCGTGCTAACATTCCCGTAATCAATAAGCGGATAGTAATAACCACTACCGCCTGGGTTATCCCAACTTGAACTAATATTAGCCACGCTATAAGTATGGTCGTATGCGCTAAAATCTAAATCTTCTAAACGCTTATTACCTAACTGATTAATAAAACCGCCAAGCTCACCAAACACACTGCACTGGTATTCGATAGTTTCTTTGTCGATAACTATTTCCAATATTCGTAAAGTGCCTTTGAATATTTGCACCTTATCAATAAAGATTTTGCAGTTAGCTTGTTTAGTTACGTTGTAGTTATACCCTACGTTTGGCAGTGAATTAACTGTAACGTTTGCGTTGTTAAGTTCGAAGATGTAACCAAAGATTAGGTTATTGTTAGCCGTACCCGGTATGCTTATTGTTTTACTAAATGAAGTATTGCGACTACCGAACTCGCTCACGTCATCAATAGCGTAAGTAAACTCGGTAGATATATCTTGCAATAAATCTATCTTCTGTTCCTCGATGTATATTTCAGTGCTAATCATTATCTAAATTGGCTTGTTAAATACTTACCTACTTCTACTTCAATTTCAAAGTTAAATAGTTTATCTGCACTTTCTAACTTATACTCGTAGTTTGTTACTGTTATCGTAACAGGAAAATAAGCACCAAGTACTTCCATATAGACAATAGGCGAAGATACAAGCTGAGCCAACCAACTATAATCTTGTTCGCTAACCCAATCAGAAGTAAGCTTATATTTATCCTTATGCTGAATAGCATAGTTAAAAGTCGTTTCGTTATATCTGTTATATCCATCTATGTTTGTCATTTGCCCACCTACAAGCTGCCAATCGCTTCGCCTATAAGATGCCCTTTGATATTCGCT